TAGATGCTTCCGAACGTAAAAAACAAACTAAAATTCTTGAAAAAGAAATTGAGAAAAAACTCAAAAAAACTAATGATATTAGTCAGAGAGTTGACAACGTTCAACAAATAAATCCAAGCGAGTAAAACAAGCTTGATTGTGGTTAATCCTATGGTTATCAATCAGTTATGCACATTTTGCGCCTCCCCCCCGTACCCCAGGGAAGGGAGGGAAGCAAAATAGTGTATAACTTGTTGATAACAAAAACTAGGATCTACCACAAAAACAGCCATACTATACTTGATATATTATGGCTAATTGACACCAAGTCAATAAACCTAACTAATATCAATAAAAAATCTAACAATTGTCATAGTACAATTGACACCAATAAACTATATTTGATTTATGGAAAAAAACGAAATAACTCAGTTTTTAACTGAAACAAACCAAAAATTATCTAGCTTATCAATCAAGGATCAATCTGAAATTCTTGATCTTTTACAACAATGGTACGAAAATAGAAAGGAAGCTTTTAAATAATGGATCCAATTACAATTGGCCTTGTCGGGGCTTCTGCCTTGGCTGGTATCGGTGGCGCGATCGGTAATTATTTTAGCAACAAAAACGCTAATGATCGCAATGTTGAATTAATGGAAAAACAACGTGGCTGGTCACTCCAGGACGTTGAAAACGCTAATAAATACAATAGCCCACAACAACAAATGCAACGCTTAAAAGAAGCGGGCTTAAACCCTCATTTGATTTACGGATCAGGTGTAAATCAACAATCTGCTACTGTTAGATCTTCACAAACTCCAACTATTCAACCCCAGGAAGTAAACACCAAATCTATTCAGGACACTATCGGTCTTTATCAGCAATTAAACTTGCAAAAAGTACAAACTGATAACATTAAAGCTCAAACTGCTTTAGCTACTAAAGAAAATTTATTAAAAGATGCTCAAATCGGTCAAATTGGTGCTTCTACTGCTAAAACTACATTTGAAACCGAACAAGCCAAAAAACTTATGGATATGACTATCCAAAAAGCGCAATTAAGCAACCAGGAATTAAAACAAGATATTGATCTCAAAAAACGTGGTTTTGATCTCCAGGTCAAAAACTATGATCTTAATAAACTTAAGACAAAAACTGATGTTGCAAACACTGTTTTACAAATGGCTCAAAGAAAAGATATGTTTCCAGGTCTTAAACTTAACCAGGATCAAAAAAATGAAATTAACGAACTTCATTTGCGATTAATGCGTCAGGGTATACAACCAAACGACCCAATGTGGTCTCGTATGTTAACACAATTACTCACTAAATTAGCTGATAAATACGGCTATGATATCGGTCAACCTGAGTGGTAAACAAAAAAAAATTCGAGCTAAACAGTTCGAACAATTACAATATAAATTAAAATTATGTACAGACGTAAGTCAAGCCGATCCTTTAAAGGAAGGCGCAACGCTAGCCGAGGCAAGCGTAAAATCATTAGAAAAATTAATATCAGTCGTGGAGGGATTAGACTATAATGAAAAACATATTTAACACTATCCAATACGATGCACCCAAAAAAAACGTATTCGATCTTACACATGATGTAAAAATGAGTATGAAAATGGGTGAATTAACCCCTTGCCTGGTTCTTGAATGTATACCAGGTGATACCTTCGTTTTAGGTGCTGACACTCTTGTTCGCTTTGCTCCTCTTATATCTCCCGTAATGCACCGAATGGATACAACAATCCATTATTTCTTTGTACCTAACCGCATTCTATGGGATCAATGGGAAGAATTTATTACTCCAGGTGCTGAACCAAAAACTCCACCTACATTTTATATTTCTGATAATCTTGACGCAAACGTTCAAAGATTTAACGATTATATGGGCATTCCAAAAATTACAACGGGATCAGAATTTGAAGTATCGGCTCTTCCTTTTGCTGCTTATCAAAAAATTTATAATGACTATTATAGGGATCAAAATTTGATACCTGAACAACCTGACAAACTTGTAGACGGTATTAATGACATAACCAAATTTAGCGTTATGCGTAATAGATCTTATGAACATGATTATTTTACCTCTGCTCTTCCTTTTGCTCAAAAAGGTTCTGCTGTAGATATTCCTCTAGGCAACGTAAGGCTTAAGGATGATTGGGATGATACTATTAATAAACCTAATTTTGTATCTGATACCGGAACTCATCCTCCTGCTTCAGGATCATTTTATCAAACTCTAGGCGCTAACGGTCAAATTCAAACCGAATTTCAGGGTATTCCTTATGCCTATGATCCTGATGGATCACTCGAAGTAACACCTACAACTATAAACGATCTTAGACGTGCTTTTAAACTCCAGGAATGGTTAGAACGTGCTGCTCGTGGTGGCTCTCGTATGATTGAAACTTTAAAAGTATTCTTTAACGTTAATTCTTCTGATAAACGTTTACAACGTGCTGAATACATAACAGGTACTAAATCACCTGTTGTTATCTCCGAAGTACTTAATACTAATGGATCTTTTAATCCTGAAACTGATAATCCAACTTCACCACCTCAAGGCAATATGGCTGGCCACGCTATAAGCGTTAACGGTGGAAAAAATGGATCTTATTATTGTGAAGAGCATGGATATATAATCGGTATCGTTTCTACTCTTCCTAAAACTGCTTACTATGGTGGTGTACCTCGTACCTATCTTAAAAAAGATCCTACAGATTATTTTTGGCCACAATTTGCACATCTTGGCGAACAACAAATAAACGCTTTAGAATTAAATGCAAATTTACCAAGTGATGAACCTTTTGGATATACTCCAAGATATAGCGAATATAAATATATGCCTTCTCGTGTTGCTGGTGAATTCGCTGCTGACTCTCTTGATTTTTGGCATATGGGCAAAATATTTGATAGCAATTCATCTACTCAACTTCTAAATAAGGATTTTATTGAATGTAAACCTGACTCGGATAATATAACCAGGATATTTGCAGTTCAGGACGGTACTGACTATTTATATTCTCACATATTACACCGAATTAAAGCCATTAGGCCTATGCCACGCTTTGGAACTCCTTCCTTCTAATGTGTTATACACCATTAACCATAAAAAACCCCGCAAACGATGAAGATTTAACAGTTCCTTGCGGTAAATGTCCTAAATGCCTGGCCAGACGTGTGTCTGGCTGGTCTTTTAGGCTACAAAAGCACGATAAGCATTCTGAATGTTCACACTTTGTAACTCTTACTTATAATACCGATAATGTGCCAATTTCCCCAAAGGGCTTTATGACTTTACAAAAAGATCATCTTACTTTATTTATGAAAAGATTACGCAAATTACACCCACCAGGATCACCCAAAATTAGTTATTATGTTTGCGGTGAATATGGCGGCAAATCTTTTCGTCCGCATTATCATTATATTATTTATAACTGTGATATCAAACTACTTGAAAAAGCTTGGGTAAACCCTAAAACAAAACAACCTATTGGTGATATTTTTATTGGTAATGTTTCAGGTGCTTCTGTTGGTTACGTATTAAAGTATATGTGTAAGGATAAAAAAATTCCTTTACATCAAAATGATGATCGCTTACCTGAATTTTCAAATATGTCTAAAGGTCTTGGATCATCTTATATAGAAACTAACAAAAATTGGCATTTAAATGATCTCGAAAATCGTTTTTACATCCCTATTGAAGAGGGTAAAAAAATTGCAATGCCCAGGTATTACAAAAACAAAATTTATAACGAGGATCAATTAATGATCCTTAACGAGGTTAACCGAGTACGATCGAACGAACTCCAGGCCCAACTTGAACACGAACTATCAATTAAAAATATTGATATTCAAACATTTACACTCAATAAATATAAGGCTCATCAATTAAAACAAAATAAGAAAAATGAAAAAATTTAAAGTATTACATTGTTATTCTCAACAACCTAAACGCAAAGGACATCATTCTGATCTTCCTAGCTTATTTATACCTGACCAAACTATGTCTATTCAGGAATTACTTATACGATATGCAAGGGGCTTACCTATTAATGGTGAAAAAGCCCCAATTTACCACGGTGATGAAGAATTACCTGACGTTAATACCATGGATCTTTCAGAAATTGAAGATCTTAAAAATCATCTCCAGGAAACTATTAAAACAACTAGGAAGGTCTTAGATGCTTCCGAACGTAAAAAACAAACTAAAATTCTTGAAAAAGAAATTGAGAAAAAACTCAAAAAAACTAATGATATTAGTCAGAGAGTTGACAACGTTCAACAAATAAATCCAAGCGA